AGCGTGCAATGCATACTCACAGTGGGTATCTTGGCAACGCGAGACAGAACTGGATGCAATTGAAGATGAACTGGATCGGCTCGCTTCTATTGGGGATGGCTCTAGCAAGCTGCGGTTGGAACGACTCTCACAAAGGCTCCAACGAAAGCGCACTCTACGATCCGGTGACCGTGACGCTTAAGCCGTCCGTTCGTTACCAATTCGTTGAGGGCGATCTAGAGGGGCGCGGCCAGAAGTTCCATAGCCAGTACAGCTATGAGCGGGCCGTAATCATTGGCAACAAGAACCACAACTGGTGACAAAAAAACTAGTAGCTATTTGCGTCGGTCATAGCCGCGCCGGAGATAAAGGCGCAGTGAACAGCGAGGGCGTTTCTGAGTGGGCTTTTAACCAGCCTCTTGCTCAGCGCGTCTGCGAACTGATCCAAGAATCGGGTCACTTGACCGTTCTTGTGGATCGCTACGAAGGCCAGAGCTACAGTTCCGCAATGCTCTGGCTCGCTAAAAGGCTGAAAGAACTCAAAGTCGATGCCGCTATCGAACTGCACTTCAATTCTGCGGGCCCGATGGCAACAGGCTATGAGTTCCTGCACTGGTTCTGTAGCCCTAGAGGGTTGACCCTAGCCAGCAAAGTAAGCACAAGCTTTGCAAAAGCCTTTCCCGAACAGAGAAATAGGGGACTTAAATCAATCAACGCTGCCGACCGAGGCGGTTTATTCCTGCGTAAGAGCCACTGTCCCGCACTCATTTGCGAGCCGTTCTTCGGGAGCAACGCAAAGGACACCGCCTTCTTCTCCGCTCATCGTGAGGAACTGGCCCGCGCTTATGCCAATGGCCTTGTTAATTGGCTAGTTGCACAATAATCTTAGTTGACATTTCGTTTGTAACGGGATACCTTATCCGACGTAATGTCTGCTGCCAAACACGATCTCGTAATCCCAAGAGGTGAAGACTATAACTTCACCTTGCGTATTCTGGACTCGTTGGATGAGCCTGCTGACTTAGGCACCAATCCGGTATATGGCAAAGCAGAGATCCGTGAAGCTGACCGCAAGCCTCTGGCTGCGGCTTTCACCATCACTTCTTTGGGTGACGGCACTCTGAAGTTCGTTTTGACAGACACGCAAACTCTCGCGCTGGATGTAAACAAACGGTATAAGTGGGACTTCTTCTGGTTCGACGCGGCGGATGTCACGCACAAGTTGCTTTACGGAGACGTTACCGTAGCAGCCAATATCACGCACTTAACTTAAATGGCTAATTCAGAATACAATCTCAGTGTAGTTAACGGCAGTACTTTGACGCTTTCGTTGAGCGGACCAACTGGACCAGCCGGACCAGCCGGACCAACTGGACCAACTGGACCAGCCGGACCGGAAGGACCAGTGGGAGATGGTGATAGCTTATTACCACTCGCTGGCGGCGCAATGGATACTGATGCCATTATCACGCTCGATGTAACTCCTGATATCAACGATTTCAGCACAGACTCAGAGGTCGGCGGCTGGGGTTTCGGAGTTCAGCAAAAAGAAGACGGCGTAAACACTGGCTTATACGCGTATGTCGAGCCTAATGGCTTCCACGCTGAAACGATCACGACCAATTCGGCGCACCTTTCAGGTGACTCGCTCACCTTCGACAACGGCTCCAAGCTCAAGAAGGGCACGACGGACGCTGGCTTAGGCGGCAACGGCGGCATTGCGCTCAAGTGTTCGGTTGACTACGAACTCAAGTGGGATGCGGGTCGCCTATACACAATGGAGCAGGACGGCTTTACCATTCGCCGCGTTGACCGTTGCCGGAACATTGCACCAACGGCTTTTGACGACAGCACAAAAGGATTTGTTGTTGGATCGCTTTGGGTCTTAGACGATAGCACCGCCTATGCTTGTACTGACGGTTCAGCGGATGCTGCCGTTTGGGTAGAGCAAGCTACTCAGTCCAGCACCGGAGGCAACGGAGCAGCGGATGCTGGCAAGCTGGTTGAGTTCAACGCGGAGGGCGGTGTTGCATTTGAAGCTATCATTGCCAACTCCACCATCTCCACAAGCGGAACCGACGCCAGCATCACCACAACCGGAGTCCGTGCCGGAATCTCCACAAGCGGGAGCAACGCAAATATCTTTACAAGCGGATCAAACGCAACCATCTCCACAGAAGGAGACAACGCCAGCATCTCCACAAGCGGAGCCTACGGCAGCATCTACACAGCAGGAACCTACGCCGCCATCTCCACAGCAGGAGACAACGCTAGCATAGCCACAAGCGGAGCAAACGCCTACATCAGCACAGGCGGAGAAACCGCTTCTATCTTCACAGTCGGAATCAACGCCGAGATCTCCACACAGGGAGCCAACGCCCACATCTACACTTACGGAGCCAACGCCCACATCTACACAGAAGGAGACAACGCCCACATCTACACACTCGGAAGCGACGCTAACATAACCACAAGCGGAGCAAACGCCACCATCTCCACAAGCGGAGAATTCGCCCGCATCTACACAGACGGAGACAATGGCAGCATCTCCACAAACGGAGTCTACGCCAGCTTTCATACAAATGGAATTAACGCCCACATCTACACACATGGAGATAATGCCACCATCTACACAAACGGTTATGATGCGACCATTCATACAAACGGTCAGGATGGACATATCTTCACAAATGGAACTAGTGCCACTATTTATACAGCCGGAGATGGCGCACCCATTTACACCACAGGTAGCACCTCTACTATCTACACAAACGGATATCTGGCGCACATCTCCACAACCGGAAGCGACGCCTACATCCAGACACGCGCGACCTTCAACCTCTTCAACGGCAGCAACACCACCACGCTCTCCCACAGCCCCACTGCCAACCGCTCCATTGCGTTTCCAAACGCATCCGGCACGGTCGCGCTGACCAACCCATCAAGCGGCACACAGACGTTCACAGGAGCGCAGATATTCAACTCCACCACCCGCCCAACCAGTTCGGCAACCACTGCTACGTTTGCAGCAGCACCCGCAAGCAGTCTGATCACGAAAGGTGATGGGGATTCAAGGTATGGTGCGTTATACAATGGTGTTTCAATCCCGCAAGTTTCTTCCACTGATACTACGCCAATAAAAGTAGCCTCTGTGGTCCTGCCTATTGGAGTATATCAGATTGACTCTCTTGTTGCATCCGTCCACGGCACTGTTGCGTTATGCACTATTGGGCTGAGATCAAGTCACAACATTAGAATCACTGCGTACGAAAATTATGGTAACGACAATACGGCTCATGTAAGTAACCCCATTGCGAGCGATACTTTCACCGCATCACCAAAGTCTGCTGGTTCTGGAGTCACATTCAGTAGACGCGTAACAGGCATTGTTGAAATTATCACTGCTGGAACAGAACTTTCTATCGAATATTCTCAAGCCACAACAGATGCCACAGCTTCGCTTACCAGAAAAAGAGCATACATCATCGCAACAAAACTCAGTTAATCCCCTATGAGCATTATCCGTCAACTCACCCAAGCTGAAGCCGACTTACAGGCAAAAGAACAACTCGTCCTGCAAGCTGGAGAGGCGACTCACCATCTTGCCAGCACGCTCACCACAACCAACGCGCAGTTCTGGAGTCTCCCAACTGACCGCTTGCTTGCCGTGCTGAACGCCGACATTCCTGCTACGCTCGCTACGTTCGCCGCCAATACCGCATTGGGTGTGCAAGTCAACGCCAGTCTGGACGCGCTCGCTGTGCCACAGTTTACCACCCGCGCTCCTGTAACTGCTGGTCGCACTGACATCGTTTTCAACGGAACGGCCTTTGAGTATATCACCCCACAAATGGAACTTGCTTCTGAACCCTGAATCCTATAGACTTCTTCAATGCTCGCAGCAAATTACGATATCACTCTCGACCGCGCAGCGGATTACAGCTTCGTTCTGACGATTCAGAATCAGGCTGGCGTTGCCGTCGACCTTACGGATGCGGAATTTTACGCTGATGTTCGTGAGGTTGCTTCGAAGAAAGAAGTGCTGGACCTCACTCCCGCGATCTACGAAACCGCAACGGACGGGCAGGTTCAAATAATCATTACGAAAGCCCAGACCAAAACTTTGCGTGCGGGCAAAGGCATCTACGAGTGGGATCTATTCATGGATCGTAATTCAAAAAGAGAGCGTTTGCTTTACGGATCGCTTACTGCTCGCGCACAAACCACCAACGACGCTTAATTCCCATGCCATCCGATACCTATACCCTTACAATCTCCGATACTGGCGTATCTATTCCGGCTCCTCATGCTGCTTCTCATATTACTGGTGGCAGCGATCCAATATCAACAGCGACATCGAGCGTTAGTGGGTTGATGAGCCCCACTATCTTTAATCAACACACAGCTAATACTGCTAAAGTAGGTAATGTTACCCATACCGGAGACGTTACTGATGCTAGTGGCGTGCTCACAGTTACGAAGATTAACAATGTCCAGATGTCCTCCCTTGCAACGGGCGTTGTTAAGAACACGACCGGAACAGGTGCCCCGTCTATTGCTATTGCTTCTGACTTCCCCACCCTTAACCAAAGCACGACAGGCAATGCGTTGACAGCCACAACCGCTACCAAAGCCACGAACATTGCTGGTGGTGCTACGGGATCTCTCCCGTACCAAACCGCAAATGATTCTACGGCTTTGTTGGCTTCCGGCACATCGGGCACCGTGCTAAAGTCAAACGGCGCAGCCGCGCCATCTTGGTCTGCTGTTGAGAAGACAATGTTGAGTTCGGCGTTGTCCACTGAGATCACGACCAATACCGCTAAAGTTTCGAACATCACCCATACCGGAGACGTTACCGATGCTAGCGGCGTGCTTAAAGTTACGAAGATTAACAATGTTGAGATGTCTTCGCTCGCGACGGGGATTGTTAAGAACACAACCGCAACAGGTGTCCCGTCTATTGCTATTGCTGCCGATTTTCCAACTCTAAACCAAAGCACGACAGGCACCGCCGCCAAAGCTACACACTTAGCTGGCGGCTCTACAGGCAGCATCCCGTATCAATCAGCAGCCGACACTACTGTATTGCTAGCAGGTGCTTCGGGCACTTTCCTTAAGTCCAACGGTGCAGCGGCTCCAACTTGGGTTAGCATTGCCAAAACGGATCTCAGTTCGACACTACAAACCGAGATCACAAACGCAGCAACTACTGCTGTTAACTCCACCAATGCTACTAACGCCACTAATCTTATCGGTGGTGGTGCTAGTTCAATACCATATCAGTCGAATGCTGGCGTTACGGCGATGTTGCCCACCGCCTCAAGTGGGTTCCTAAAAGCAAACGGAGCAGGTGCCCCCTCTTGGTCGGCTATAACTTTAAGCGATGTCGGAGGGACACTAAGTGCCGCCAGTGGTGGTACGGGTCAGTCACTCTATTCTATTGGGGATATCCTATACGCAAACTCTGATACAGCTCTGGCAAAGCTTCCGTCTGCTGCTACTGGAAATGTGCTTCTTTCTGGGGGTGTTACGGTTGCTCCATCTTATGGTAAAGTAGGTCTTACAACCCATGTATCTGGAATTCTCCCTCTTGCAAACGGCGGTACTGGCACTACGTCAGGCGTTTCGCTAGCCGATGCTAGTGGTGTCTTGCCTGTCGCGAACGGTGGTACTAATGTTACGACTTCAACGGGCACTGGATCAGTCGTGCTCTCAACCTCTCCTACCCTATTTACTCCAGTATTGGGTATTCCTGCAGCCGGAAGTATTCTCACCAACTGCACGGGCTTGCCGTTGACATCGGGAGTCTCAGGCGTATTGCCCGTTGTTAACGGTGGGACGGGGGTTAGTCAATCCGCTTATGGTGAACTTTACCTCACAACCATTATTGAAACTGCGATAGCAACAGTGGATACCCCAACAAAAGTTAGTGGAACTACTACGGAGGGTCTTCTGTCTAATTTCTCGCATTCTAATGGTCGTTTAACATATACAGGAACAGCAACCCGCAAGTTTTATGTGAGTGTGTCCCTTAGTTTTCACGGAACCAATGGGACTGAATATTCTTTTTCTATTGCAAAAGATGCCATCCCAATAGCTTCATCGAAGCTCCAAGCAACAGGTTCGGCGGCTAATGTATTAGCTCACGTCTCAAGTCAATGTATTATCGAACTTCTACCGACCGAGTTTATTGAGGTGTTTGTTGAGAATGTAGTTAATGGTGATGAAGTAACTGTAGATCAAATGAATGTTAGTGTGTTTCCTCTAGTGTAATATGCCAGTCTCCCAATTACCCCAAGCTCCTTTTAGACAAGATCGTCGGATTTATCCAACGCCCGATAGCGGCGACGTATTGTTTAGTCAGGTAAAAGATTGCAGCCGCTCCGATATCCCTGCATACGGAACCCCACATCCTGATTCCGCCAAGTGGCCTTACCATAAACTTGTCTTTGTTAAGACTGTCGATATTGAACGCGACGGAATTTTTGAGTTTTTCTACGCAGCGGACAGAGAAGAACAAGACAGGTACAACTTTTCTTTTGGCTACCGCAACATTATTGGTAACGTCGGTGGTCGTGAGTTTCGTGTAGTAACACGAACCTATTTAACTCTAAGGTCTGAGTTCGATCCGCTGTTTCCTGCGTTCAAGACCCCAATGCCAGAAGTGCCGGAGAGCACATTTGATGGCATTAACTATTTGTTCTTCGACAAGAAGCAAGCCAAGAGCGAGCCGGAACTGGATTCTCTTTATGTTATCGAGGAACGTAACTATGTAGAGGAGAGCTTTTTAGATTTAAAGCTGAGCCACGGAGCACAAAAACCGGAAGTCGTACCGGAAAAGTTCCGTAGTATTCTCCCTACTGTGTCGGTAGAATACATCGAGGAGGGCCTTGCATCCGCGCCAACCCTAGCTAGCGATGAGCTTTCAGTCACCGAAGACCAGCTTAACCCAAGTGTTAAACTGGTTAAGAGGGCTAAAAGAGCCGAATTAGTTCTCCCAGTTAATTTACCGAATGGGCAGCTTATTGTGAATGACTATGGTGGCGTCGTAGCTACCCGAAAAGAATCTCTTGTAGAAGACGGCGAAACTACTGAATCCGGCTACGGTATTCTTGATAGTTCTGTTTCGGTTCTAGGTAATGGGCAGAGCGTTAAAGTAACCATCGAAGCACCAAAAGACGCTAATGGTAATGTTCTGTTTCCTACAATTTACGGGGCGCAGATAGACAGTCGATATGGGGTTCCTCTTGCTTTCTCTTCCAGCATAATCCCATCAAACTCTGAAAGTGGCGGTCTTTATTACGGTGCTGATGGGTCTTTTGGGTCCGTTGATATCCAACCCAAAGATCAATGGCACTCTACTCGTAGCACGACGTATCTACAATCACTACCAGCACCACAAGTATGGTTTGGCTTACGCCGAGAAAACTTACCTGAAGTTCTATTAAGTATTGATGTAATCGGTTTAGAGCGGTATGTAGCGGTTCCCACATGGAAGCGCGTGCCTGATGGGCCCTTAAAATCCAGAACAACGCGATCATTCACACACGGACCACCCCCCGATGTTGATTCTGCAAACACCCGCACTGTATGGGCCTCAGAAGCTTTTCAAGCTGTTATTGAGTACACTTCAAAGAGCACATCGATAAGTGAGTCTAGTAATAGTGGTACGTCTAAGGGTTCCTCTGTAAACTCGTCGAGGAGCATATCGAGTAGTTCGTCCACCTCTAGGTCCACAAGCACTTCCGAAAGCGAAACAAAAGGAACGTCAAAGAGCAGCGGCACTTCAGAACAGAGCGGAACAAGTACATCGAGCGGCACTTCGACCCAGAGCGGAACAAGTACATCGAGCGGCACTTCGACCCAACAGGGAACCAGTACGTCGAGTGGCAGTTCGACCCAACAGGGAACCAGTACGTCGAGCGGCAGTTCGTCCCAAAGCGGAAGCAGTTCGTCGAGCGGCAGTTCGTCCCAAAGCGGAACCAGTTCATCGAGCGGCACTTCGTCTCAGAGCGGAACCAGTTCATCGAGCGGCTATTCTTACAGTGTGTCTGCTTCGAATGGCAGTGGGGTAACCCGATCTTCGGTCCAAACAAATAGAGACGGCGGGTACGTCTGGAACAGTACGCCAGAGGTATCTAGAAAAGAAACAGTAGATAGCAGAAAAGAAAACTCATCAAATGATGGTAACAATGGTTCTTCTGCAAGAAGTTCATCGAGCGGCACTCAGACTCAGAGCGGAACCAGTTCATCGAGCAGCACTTCGTCTCAGAGCGGAACAAGTACATCGAGCGGCACTTCGTCTCAGAGCGGAACCAGTTCATCGAGCGGCACTTCGTCTCAGAGCGGAACCAGTACATCGAGCGGCACTTCGACCCAGAGCGGAACAAGTACATCGAGCGGCACTTCGACCCAGAGCGGAACCAGTTCATCGAGCGGCTCTTCGACCCAAGAGGGGCAGAACGAATCAATCAGTAGCTCAAAAGGTAAAAGCACTTCAGTTAATGACGGTGAGTCAGAATCAGATACGCAATCAAATAACGAATCTACATCTATATCTGAGTCTGAGAATAGGTCGCGATCAGTAACTACAAGCACTAGCTTTTTTACTTTATCCATCCCTAAGTGTTTAAGAGAAGAAATAAACGTGTCTCTTCCTTCGGGAGAGAAAGTGGTTATCCCCGCGACAACACCAACCACGCTTGATGGTTGGATCGAAGTGGCTCGCCAGTCCGAGCACTGGAGACACGGTATATGGGTCACAGAATTAATCGAAGTTTACGTTTAACTTTATGGCAACTACTCTTGGAATCATAACACCGGATAATACGGCCCCTGCGTCTGGGGGTATTGGATCATCAGCGGGCGGCAGTATGCCCACTAGTGGTCAAGGGCTACAGCCAAACATAAACAGTGGCAACACCAATACTACTGGCAATATTTCTTCATTATCTAAAGACGATGTGTCACAAGTAATGTTTGATTTACTTAAAAATACCTCGATCAATGGGGTATACCCAACGGTTTCTGGGGGAAACATGGATTACTCATTATCTACAGGGTCTAAGGCATCAGATGAATGGGCTAAACAAAATTGGCAGGGCACACCCCCTCCGGTACCGCAAATTGAAGAGCCTAGTATTCAAAGGGGGGCTTACAATCAAACAGACGCACCGCCACCGACGGGCGCACCACCACCACCACCACCGACGGGCGCACCCCCTCCGGTACCGCAAATTGAAGAGCCTAGTATTCAAAGGGGGGCTTACAATCAAACAGACGCCAAGTCTAGTTCTACTGTAGAGAATGGTAAGGTTGATCCTGCCTCGTCCGATTCTAGTTCTGTTTCAGACAGTAAGCTAGCCGCCTCTGACTCGCGGGCTGCTCGTTCTAACGAGTCGGAGCAGGGTGTTAAGAACCCCGAAAGTAACGAGATATCTCGACGCGCAGGAAATGAAAGAGCGTCATCGATGGTGAGCCAAACCCCGTTGTTGCTTTTTTCGGCGGACAAGCAGAGTGCGATGGTCGTGTATGTCCAAGACTCAAACACAATCAGTGTTGACCCAGACCCAGAAGACCGTTACCCAGAAGAGATAAGAGATTCGCTGTCGGGAGAAACAATAACAGAAGACGATTATTTTGTTTCCGGCATACCTATAGACTTTTATTGCATCAAAGATAATGAATATGGGTACATCACGTTATCTGCAATGACCAAATTTAAAAAGTTTGAAGAGTAATAGAGTTTATGTCGATCCCTTTAGAAAAACGCGATCCTAGTTTTATAATCGTAGCCCCAAAGGGCGAACAGTATTCTTCTATAACCGATGAGGAGTTTGATATCATTAAGGCCAACTTTAAAGCCTTTAGAGAAATAACATTTGAACAATATTGTGACTGGGCACACATCGGGAATACAGTTATAGGCAAAAGTGTAAGAACAGGAATCCTTCCTCACGACATTTCGGCAAATCTAAAACGATATAAATCCGTCAAGGTTTTTGAGGCAGGTGGCGGCGGGTCGGGAGAGGACGTGCCACTAGATTTTAATAGCTTTTATGCGGGGCAGCTTTCAGCCACCTGTCCAAAAGGCATAAATTTCTTTAGACTATCGGGTCAAGATTTTATTGACTCACGGTTCGAAAATAGCGAAAGTTTTATTATCTCAAATGAAACCACTACTATCGCGACTAATATTAGAGAAATCCAACCTTTCTACCACCGAGATAAATTTTATATTGTATGGCGGTTTAAGCCCACTTGGGAAACTAACCGCATTGTTTTTTCTTTCGACACATCTCCAACTTTACTAAGTTGGACAGAGACAAATCTGCGTTCAAATGGTACAACGTCCCATACGAGAACGTATAGTTACGAACTACAACCGAACTCGTAGCCTTAAATCCACCCTTGACACTGTTTCCCTAAACCACTAATATCCAATTATGCCCGCTGCAAATGTAAAATCTAAAAGGCAGGTCGCCTATTTGCTCTCTAAAGTTTCGCCTCTTTCCAGTAAGGAACAGGGCAAACTAAAGAAGGAGCTTCATACCGGAGCCGTCAAAGTCGCAAAGAAATAACCTAGTGAATCCCGTCCTCGTAAAGCCTAAAAGAGTTCCTTCTCCAGAAGAACTGCGTGCTGACCAATTCGGCTTTAAGCCAGATGAGGAAGAACCGATGCCTGAATATGAGAGTAAAGGTCTTGCTGATAAAGCCTTTGAGGTGATCCGTAGGCATGAAGGTTTTAGATCGAAGCCGTACCTCGACACCAATAAAAATTGGACGGTCGGGATCGGAACCCTAATCGGTAAAGGAACCGACGCTGATCTCAAAGCCAGTCCCTTTTTTGGGAAAGAGATTAATGAGGAAGCGGCCAAAGCTTTGGCTACTAAAGCCATTGCCGAGAAGATTACGTTGGCTAAGAGGCTCGTTGGGCCCGACACGTTTAGCGATTTCTCGCCAGAACTTCAGGCGCAATTGGTTTCTGGGGCGTATAGGGGGGACATTACTGGCTCACCTAAAGCTCTAAAATTACTCAGCCAGAATGACTTTGCCGGAGCCGCCCGCGAAGTCTTGGATAATGAGGAGTACCGAAAAGCGAAAGAAGCAAAGTCTGGTGTGGCTACGCGGATGGAAGAGATGGCTTCCGTAATTAAAAAAGAAAAACCCATGAGTTTTCAAAGTGCCGTGGAGGGTCGTTTTAACCAGTTGCCCGTAACGCAGTAAAGCCTCAACAAAAAAGAACCAATGCCCGCCTATACCCTTAGCCAACTTGCGCCGATGCTCAACTCATACGTTGAGCCTGATGGCGACTTTAAGTCCAGCCTAAATCAAGTGCTTTCCCGTATTTACAATATGGGGATCTATCGTGATCTTACTGTGCAGTATAGTTTGCCCGTAGTCGATGGCTGCGTCACCCTCCCAGACGACGCCGATTCGGTATTGCATACAATGGTTGACGGGTTTCCTGTTCCCGTTCGGTCCTTGTGGCATGACTTTAAATCCGTAGGCATCGGCAACCTTTCCAATAACGCCACCACCCAATGGGGTTTGATTGATGCTGGCTACGCCCCCACCAAACAGCTTTTTGCCGCGCCTGTAGAAGACCTGTACATCGTATCCGCATCCGGTTCCAGTATCGCCCACACCTTTTCACCGGACGACGGCAGCGTAATCGAAGTAGTCGGTAGCGACGGAGACCAATTTTATACTGGGGTTTTGCTTACAGGCCCATACCGTATCAATTTTGATACGCCCGTTACAAGCATTGTGAGTGTTCGGTATGACAGCCTGACCGGATCTTTTGACCTCCGCACAACGGCTTTAGAGAGCAATACCACTATTGCAACAATCGGTCCAGACAGCGGCGTAACCCGTTACCGCCGATTCAGAATCAATGGGGCTACCGATGGTCAGACCGTAGTGCATGTGCTTTGCAAGCGGGCATTCCAGCTTTTGCGTAACGACAATGAAATTGTGCACGTAGGCAATATCGGCGCAATCAAGCAAGGACTCTTAGGTCGCCTGATGGAGGACAACGCCGACATTGAGCGAGCCCAATACCATTGGAACCAGTGTATGCTTTTAATGGAGGAAGAAGCTAACTCCAGTAGGGGGGCAGCTATCCCGCGACTCAATATCGATCCGTATGGGACTGGATCGCAAAGTCGCCTGTATCAACTTTACTAATGAAAGTCATCACACCCTCGGACGCGAACCGTAAACAGGCGCGTCTTGAGGCTAAACAAATGGGGGTCTTGTATAAGTCAATTACAAGAGGAGCAGGCAATGAGATCGGCATGATGGGTGAAATCCTTGTGCAAGAGATCATTGGCGGGGAGCGTGTCGGTGCTGTTAATCCAGCTTACGATATTATGCTGCCCAACAAAATAACTATTGATGTCAAGACCACAAAAGCCGCAGCCGTCCCCGAACCCCATTATGTTGCCCGTGTGTACGGTAGCGAGGCCAATAAGGAAAAGCTGTGTAGCAAATGTAATGTTTACTATTTCGTTAGGTGTAACCAACAAATGACTTTGGCTACTATTATCGGTTGGATGCCTGCCCGTGAGTTTATTGAGCGTGCAGTGTTCCTACCAAAAGGCAACGTGGACCCCAGCGATGGAAAACTTTCCTTTGCTGATGAGTTCACGTTGCCAATCTCGGAGCTTTATCCGCCAACGCTTAAGTTGACGAAGAAGCGTATTGCGATTTAGAAGTCGTCGCCCTTGTCGATATCGAAGTCCTTAGACAGATCGATCTCCCATACTTTACCCCCACCGTCACCCCTGCTTCGGACGGGTCGAATACCTTTGTTGTGCTTGCTGACCTCCTCAAGGACCGTCATGCCCCTACGCACAAACTCAAGGTTGTTGCTGTTGCCGACGCTACGGCCACCGTTTGATTCGTGCAGGACGACAGTGAACTCGGTAAGCGTGCCACGCCATTTGGGTCTTTCGGTATACTCACGGACCTTCTTAGCGAAGAACTCCACCATTTCAGCAATCGCTGAACGTGAGCTATTGTCATAGGCCGCTGCTTCAATAAACGAGTCGATGTAGGTTTTGACCCCGAAGCGACTTGAATCCTTAACCTCAAGCGGAGCTTTCCAATCAATAAGCCACTTAAGGAAGTAGGGCAACTCTGTGGCAATTGTGCTTTCGACAAAGTCGTTTGACCCAAACTTTACCTTGTGCCCGCCACTGATACGCAACGCAATGATCTTGTCTCGGTTGCTGCTATCCAATGACGGCAGTGCAGCAAGGGAGTTTGCGTCGAGGTTAAGAGACATCATGACGCGACCGGACCACGGCAGCGGGATAGCGTCCGCATACTTAGCGTGATACTCAAGCCTAGGATTGGCTACGCAACGCTTCGTAAGTTCCACGAATTTACGCTGGTCTGCATAGGTTGCCGCAGCAGTTTGGTCGTCGATAACCCAAGCAGCAGAGCCGCAGAGATCGCGGTTGAAGTTTGTTTTGCCCGACAAGTAATCCGAAGCATCACTAAACCCGCCGACTGAGGCACCAATAATCTTGTTGGTCAGTAGCGTCTTGCCGTGCCCCGTTGGCCCCAATAGGATAAACAGTTGTCCTTGGTCGAGCCGATGGTTAAGGATAGCCAAATAGAGCCGCTGATACCATGCAAGGAAGTAGGGTAGCGTCGAGTTTCCGTTGTCATCATCCGCGAAGAACGGGATTACGAACTGGTGAATCCAAGGCCAGTTGGCTGGATCTCCGTTGTCCGCAGGTTGAACCGGAACAGCCCTACAGTTATTGAGGATCTTGCGACCGTTGAAGCAGACCACGCGGTCCTTTGAGAACACAACTGGTGCGACTTCCTCGACACGGCAATCATTTGAGATAGAGAGGATAGCCTGCTCAATCTCGGTGATCGTCTGGTTCTTCTTCATCTTAGGGCAGAAACCAGCCTTTCGTAGTTCCAGAATAAGCTGATCTTTTGGGATAGCTACCGGACTACCGTCAAGGAGTTTGTAATAGTTCTTACCATTAAACCAGTATTGGTTAATAAGGTGAGACAGTTTCTTCTCCTCAAACTGGTCGAGGAACTTCTTGCCCAAGATTTCACGCCATGATGCGAACCCTTTTCCGGCACGGTCAGAATAGCAGATC